TCCAAATACAAATTTTGACAGAAGATTAAATAATAATGAAATTAGTCGAAAAGATTATGAACAATATGGTTGGTTATTTGGTGTTAAATAATATTTATGATTATGGGATTAGCAAAAAGAAAAACATCGGGAAACATAATTGGGGGTTCAACATTGATTGTTCCGGGTCAACCTATTTTAAGTGCGAAAAAGTTTGAAGTCACGTTTTCAAACAAAAGAGGTTCAGTTCCTGATGAAACAAGACAAAAAAATCCAGATAATCAATCAACATCAGGTAATACAAACAACTAATGTATACTTATAGTATAAAGTTATTAAAATTATAGAAAAAAAATTATAATATAACTATGGAACAAAACCAAAATAATCTAACAATATGGCAAAGATTATCCCAAGCTTTTGGACCTAATTCTTTATTAAATCAAGATTTACCAACATATAAATTAGATAAGAAGGAATTATTAAAAACCACCAATAAGCAAGAGTATGAGACAGAGAAGTTGCAAGCACAACAAACTTTATACTTATCGGGACAATGGGCAAAAATTGAAAATAACTTATACACACAGGCGATTTATTATGAGCCAACAAGATTAGCATCATTTTACGACTACGAATCAATGGAGTTTACTCCTGAAATATCAACAGCATTAGACATTTATGCCGAAGAATCAACAACACCAAATCAAGATGGGTATATACTTCAGATTTATTCTGAATCAAAACGTATAAAGGGTATTTTGGCAGATTTGTTTAATAACGTATTGGACATAAATACTAATCTTGCGATGTGGACAAGAAATACCTGTAAGTATGGTGATAATTTTGTTTATCTTAAGTTAGACCCTGAAAAAGGAATTGTTGGTTGTATGCAATTACCTAATATTGAAATTGAGAGGTTAGAAAGAGGTATGTTGGCAAGATCAACAAATTCTGAGGTGGACCCAAAATCAAAAGGTTTAAAATTCCATTGGAAGGTAAAGGATATGGAATTTAACTCTTGGGAGGTTGCTCATTTTAGATTGTTAGGTGACGATAGAAAACTTCCATACGGAACATCAATGTTGGAGAAAGCAAGACGTATTTGGAAACAATTGATGTTATCTGAGGATGCAATGTTAATCTATAGAACATCAAGGGCACCCGAAAGAAGAGTGTTTAAAGTATTTGTCGGTAATATGGACGATAAAGATGTTGAACCATATGTACAAAGGGTAGCAAATAAATTTAAGAGGGATCAAGTAGTTGATAACAAAACGGGAAATGTTGATTTACGTTTTAATCAGATGGCAGTGGATCAAGATTATTTTGTACCTGTTAGAGACCCAGCACAAACAATGCCAATTGAGACATTACCAGGTGCTCAAAACTTATCGGAGATTGCTGATATTGAGTACATACAAAAGAAGTTAGTCACCGCTTTGAGGGTTCCTAAGGCTTATCTTGGTTTTGAGGAAGTAGTTGGTGATGGTAAAAACTTATCATTACAAGATATTCGTTTCGCAAGAACCATCAATAAAATACAAAAAAGTATGATTGCAGAAATGAATAAAATCGCAATCATTCATTTATTCTTATTGGGGTTTGAGGATGAGTTGAGTAATTTTACATTGGGATTAACAAACCCATCAAAACAAGCGGACTTATTAATGGTTGATGTGTGGAAAGAAAAAGTTCTTCTTTATAAAGATTTAGTTTCTGAAATACCTAACACACTTGCACCTACATCAGCGACTTGGGCGAAGAAACATATCTTTGGATTCTCTGATGAAGATATTAAACTGGATGTCCAACAGATGAGGTTAGAAAGAGCGGTAGCGGCAGAGTTGACGAACACCCCAACCGTAATCACTCATACGGGTATGTTTGATGTTGTAGATAAATTATATAAAGTTAAATCAGGTTCTACTCAAACCGCAGGTGCTGTACCTGATGAGGGTGGTGCACCACCACCGATGGGTGGAGGTATGGAACCACCAATGGGAGGAGGAGAAGAATCCCCACCACCTCCAGGACCTGAAGGATTACCTGAAAATAAAAAAAGAGATAATATGAAAATTCTTTTAGAAAGTGATGAATTAACAGGAGATTCATATATTGATTTGGACAAAGCAAGGAATTCTTTAGGTTCAATGGAAGATGAATTGAGCAAATTGTTAAAAGACTAATATTTATAAATAAAAAAATATTATGAAATTCGGTTTATTAAAATCAAAAATAGAAAAAATGTTAATTGAGTCATATAAAAATGACGCAATAAAAAGAGACGTTTTCGTATTTAATGAGTTGATTGTTAAAAACAAAAACTTGAGTAAATTATATTATCTATATGATGAATTAAATTCAAATAAAGGATTAAACGAATCTTTGGCTAATGAATTTGTAAATCAAAGTGTAATTATTTACGAAAACACAATTAACAAAATAAAACCATCAGAATTAAAGGAAATCCAAATGTGGGTTGGGCACATTAAGTGTGAAAACCAATACAAAGAAATTGATAACTTTTTTACCGATAATGTTACAAATTTAGTTGAAAAAATACAAAGTAAAAATGTTATTCTTGAGACAATATCTAAAACACCAAATTCTAATAAGGAAGTAACTAAAGTCCCACTTAAAACAATGGTTGACGTTGCTAACAAAACAATTGAGTCTTATCTTAATGATTTATCTGAATCAGATAAAAAAGACTTAAAAAATATGTTAACAGAAAATGAAGAAGTTCTTAAAGAATCTTTTTATACTATTAAAGGAAGTGTTTTAGGAAAGTTAGAAAAAATTAAAGAAAGTGAACAAGATAGAGAAGTTTCAGAAAAAATTAATGAAACAATAAATAAAGTTAGAGAAGAATCTTTTGATAAGATTTCATACCTTAAACTTAGAAAATTAAACGAAAGTCTTTAATCGTTTGAATTATACTTTTGTTTATAGATAGCTTTATTTTTTTCTTGTCTTCTTACAACAGATTTCTTCTTATATTCTTTTCTTGAATTTAACATTGAATTCTGTCTGGTTTTAATAACCTTACTTTTTAATTCCTTAAGGGCTTTCTCAATTTCACCGTTTTTATTTACGTTAACAATAAGCATTCCAAATATTTAGTTTATTAGTTTATTATATTTGATATATATCACAAAGATACCTATATTTTTTGAAAATAAACAAGAAAAATGAAAAAGATAGATGAAAAAAGGGAAAACAGCCAAAATAAGTGGCTTTAGAACATCCAAAGTTATCTATGGAACAGTGGATTCCAAAAACTTCAAATCACTTTACCTTAATTTCCAAACTTGGGTTGAACCCAAAGACGACTACGAATCTTGGACAAGAATAACCCAAAATATGTGTCGTTCAATTAAACATTCAGTTTACGATAATATTGACAAATCGTTATTTGATGAAAAATTTATAGTTGATATGGACTTAAGAACAAGTGGTTTACAAACAAAAAAGAAATCATTTATGAATTTAGAAATAAACCTCTACTTGATTGATGAGATTGACTTTAAAAGTCTGTTACTTAAAAGAAAGTTGAAAAAAATAATAAAGGGAATTTATGAAGATGTTTTAACAAACAATGAATATTTCAAATTTTATCTAACCAAAAATGGAAATATAAAAAAGGAAAAGGTAAAAATAGAAAAAGTTTAATATTTATATAGAAAACTTTTAATATGGCACAAAGAATATTAGGACCAAATGAAACAGGTAGGGGAATTCTTGTTGAGTACGATGCTGGTTACATTGATCCAAAAGATAAGTATAATTCAGAAATCATTAAGGAATCAAAAAACTTTTTGGATTACTCAAAACCGTTTGAGTTTTATGCAGTACTTCAAAAATACAATACACCAAATAGAAACGGAAGGGTATATCCTGAAAAAGTTTTAAAGAGGGAGGCAGAAAATTATAAAAAGATGATAGATAAGGGGACTGCGTTATCAGAATTAAATCATCCCGAATCATCTCTTATTGATTTAGATAGAGTATCTCATATTATAACTGAAGTATGGTGGGATGGTCCTGTTTTATTAGGAAAGTTAAAATTACTTACAAGCCCAGGATTTCACGAAAGTGGAATCTGCTCAACAAAAGGAGATTTAGCAGCTAACTATTTAAGACAAGGTGTTACTCTTGGTATATCTTCTCGCGGTGTTGGTTCTTTAAAAAAGGTTGGAGAACAAAATGAAGTCCAAGACGATTTTGAATTGATTTGTTTTGACTTGGTATCTTCCCCATCTACACCTGGTGCATATCTTTTCCTTGACAAAAACGACAGAATGAAATTTGATGAAAATTTAGAGGAAGACAAAAAAATGGCAATAGAAAGAAATATTGGCGAAACAGGAAACAAATCACTTGACTTAATGAAACGTTTATCCGATTATTTGGGTAAATAAAAAATTATGGAACAAGGAGAAAAATATTTTGTGGCAAAAATCACGTCTGATTTGTTGGATACTGAATCAGGTAAAGTAAAAAAAGTAAAAGAAGAAAAATTGGTTTTGGGATATACACCAACCGATGTTGAAGCAAAGGTAACAAAGGTGTATGAACATTATACGATGGATTGGAGAATCACATCAATCACCGAAAGTAAAATTGATGAGGTTATTGAATAACTAAATTTTTAAAAATTTATTAAGGATGGACAAATGTTCATCCTTTTTTTTTGTTCTTATTTTATTTTTTTTATCCTAAAAACTATGCCAAAAGAAATTTTTTGAGATTATCAAGTATTTATTTGTAAATCTATTTAAAAATAATGGCTAAAAAAGAATCATTAGTAGAAGAGGCGTTTATCCAAATCAAGAATTTGGAGGAATCTCTTAATGAAAATGCAAAAGGAATACTTGCTTCAACAATGAAGGAGGAAATCAGTTCATTAGTAAAAGAATCTCTCAACGAACAAGAAGAAGAGGATGAGATTGACTTAGATGCTGAGGTTGATACCGATGCTGATAATGAAGAAGTTGATATGGATATGGACATGGATATGGAAGACGAAGAATCTGATGAAGAAGGTTTGGAGGATGAAATGGAAATGCCTATGGATATGGATACTGAAGATGATACCATTGATTTAACTGGTGCTTCAGACGAAGAAATTCTTCGTGTGTTTAAAGCTATGGGTGATGAAGATGGAATCATAGTAAAAAAGGATGACGAAATGTTACATTTATCAGATGATAATGAAGACGTTGAGTACATAATCCAACTTGGCGAGTCAGACGAAGAACAAGAACTTGAAGAAATGTACGACGAAGAAGAGGATATGGACTTTGAAAGCATGAATGATGAGGATATGGACTTTGAAAGCATGGATGATGAGGATATGGACTTTGAAGAAGAAGATGAATTGTTTGAAATGTTTGACGAAGAAGAGGAAGAAGAGGACGAGTACTCTGAAGGAGTAATTTACGAATTGGAATTGGACTCTGAAATGTTAGATAAACTTGGTATGAACGATGAAGAAGATTACGAAGAAGATTATGACGAAGAGGAAGAAGAGGAAGAAGATGAATATGTTATGGAATCTTCCAAATTCAAAGCTAAAGGAGTTGGTATGGGCAACGCTTCAAAATTCAAATACGACAAAAAACCAAATCAAGGCGAAGGTTTCAAGACAAAAATGAAACAAGGAACTAGAGGTGTTGGTATGGGTAAAGCTAAATTTGAATATAAAGAAGAAGTTAACAATTCAGGAGTTGAGAAGAAAAAAACTAAAAAACCTATGGTTAAGAAAGCCGAAACTAAAGAAGCTTCAAGAACATTAGGTAATGGTAAAAGATGGGGTAGAAATGGTTTGGACAAACCAAAAGCAGCACCACGTCATTTAAGAGTTGAATCAAAAACTGAAGAGTTAAATTTACTTAGAGAAAAAAATGAGGAATATAGAAAGGCATTGAATCTTTTCAGAACAAAGTTAAATGAGGTAGCGGTATTCAATTCAAACCTTGCATACGCAACAAGATTGTTTACTGAACATTCAACAACAAAACAAGAAAAGATTAATATCTTAAGAAGATTTGACAATGTTGAAACTATTAAAGAATCAAAGAATCTCTACAGATCAATTAAAGATGAATTGTCATCATCAAAAGGATCCGAAAATACGATTACAGAATCATTTGAAAGAACTGTTGTTAAAACTCCATCAAGTGGATCCGCAACAAATCTTATTGAATCTAAAACGTATGAAAATCCTCAGTTCTTGAGAATGAAGGACTTAATGACAAAGATAAAATAAACTTTTTAAACAAACCGTATATTTATAATATACATAAATTAAATAAAGCCTAAAAAAAATAAAAAAATGGGAGCATTATTAGAATCAGGTCTTGTTGGTAACATTGGGCTTAAGCACCTTAAGGTTATCAAAGAAGACACAATTAACAAATGGGACAAATTAGGGTTCCTTGATGGACTTAAAGGACATCTAAAAGAAAACGTAGCACAGTTATATGAAAACCAAGCTTCTTTCTTGATTAACGAAGCAACTTCAGAAGGTTCAAACGGAGCTTTTGAAACGGTTGTTTTCCCTATCGTAAGAAGAGTTTTCTCTAAATTGTTGGCTAACGATATCGTATCTGTACAAGCAATGAACTTACCTATCGGTAAATTGTTCTACTTCGTACCTCGTATCCAAGGATACCAAAACG